CGTAGGTATAGCTAAGAAGACAGGTGTTGCTAGCTCTGTTGGGACATCTACTACTGCTGCAACTGGTATCAATCGTTTTCAGGGTGTTGCTAGTTCAGCTGGAGTAGCTACAGACTCTGTTATAGGCCGTTCTACTAATAAGGCAACATTCAGTTCAACAGGCACTTCGACAGCTACCTTTACTGCTAGATTCACTGTCTCTGCTGATGCAGCATCTACTGGTATAGCTGTTGTATCAGGTGTAGGTCATAGTACTAATAAGGCTGTAGCAGCTTCAGTAGGGCTATCAACCTCTGCTGCTACAGGTAATGCACTAACTAGAGCAGTTGCTAGTTCTATTAGTATCTCTACTACTTCTATAATTGCTAGAGCCACAGCTAGAGCAGCAGCTAGCGCAGCGGGTGTAGCTACTGATTCTGTAGTCGGTGTCAGTAGATTCCAAAGTGTGATGAATGCAGTAGGAACTTCTACTGTATTGGCTACTGGACGAGACTCTGCTGCTGGTCTTACAGAAGGTACAGCTTCATCAGTAGGTTTGTCTACTGCAACTGCTACTGGTGTTAGTCGATTCCAAAGTGTAATGAATGCTGCTGGTATAGCTACTGTCTCAGGTGTTGGACTTAATGCAGGAGTAGTTTCATCAATACCACAAAGACGAAAGATAATGCTTGGTAGGAGACTTGGTATATAATGCCTACATTTAATCTAATAGAAGGTAGTCTACAGGATAGATTTCTAAAGTCTAATGCTAAGATACAACTGTTGGGTGGTGGATTTGCTAATGGGAAGACATCAGTCGCTTGTATTAAGGCTCTGGAACTATCTCGTGATTATCCTTGTTCTAATGGTCTTATTGCTCGTAGTACTTACCCAAAACTTAACGATACAATCCGTAAAGAGTTCCTTAAGTGGTGCCCTGAAAACTGGATCAAATCATTTCCAAAGAGTGCTAATGCATCTAATACATGCACAATGACTAATGGCACTACTATTAACTTCAGGTATATAGCACAGCAGGGTAAGGCTAGTGGAGAGGCTACTACATCTAACTTACTATCTGCTACATATGATTGGATAGTAATAGATCAGATGGAAGATCCAGAGATAGTACATAAGGACTTCTTGGATCTACTTGGTCGTCTTCGTGGTATGGCTAGGTATGAAGGTAATGACCCTGATATGCCTCTATCTGGTCCTAGACAGATGATACTTACATGTAATCCTAATAGAGGATGGGTGTATAAGAAGCTAGTCAAACCAGTACATGATCTACATAATCATGGTAGGATATCACCTGAACTACTCTGTGATACAGATGCAGATGGTAATATGTTGCTAGATGCAGAAGGCAATCCATCTCCTATCATTGAGATATATGAAGGTTCTACATACGAGAACAAAGACAATCTAGAGCCTGACTTTATTAAAGGACTAGAGGCTACATATAAAGGACAGATGAAAGATAGATTCCTTCTTGGTCTGTGGGCTGCATATGAGGGACTAGTACATCCAGGATTTGATGAGGCTGTTCATGTAGTAGATCATGCAGCAATGGAGAGGTACTATAGACAACTCCGTATGAAGACCAAAGATCTAATCATCATAGAAGGATATGACTATGGATTGGCAGTACCTTACTGTTATCTGTTTGGTTTTGTCGATGATCTTGGTAATGTATTTATCATGGATGGAGCTTATCAACCTGAACAGTCTGTTGGAGAACATGCAGATACAATAAAGAATATAAGAGAAGAGTATAACTGTGAAGGATCAATAATGTGGTCTGATCCAGCTATATTCCGTAGAGGACCGGGAGGCTCTAAAGTCGTTGGAAAGACTGTAGCTGATATGCTGCAAGATGAGGGTATCAGGACACAGAAGGGTAACAATAACATAAACAATGGTATCATTAAGGTCAATCAGTATCTAAATATACATAGTATGCATCAGAATCCAATGACTAAGAATCATGGTGCACCATTCCTATATATAAGTGATAAGCTAGAGTTTGTAGCAGATGAGTTCAATGGATACTATTGGAGAAGAGATACTACTGGTGATATAGAAGACCAGCCAATAGACAAGAATGATCATGCTATGAACACAATAAAGTATATGTTGTCACGTAGGCCAGCATTGTCTAAGATACTGAAAATAAAGAGAGACGAGCCAGTTGGTTGGTTTAAGTGGGGCGAGAGAGAAGTTCGTAAAGATGTAAGGTACGCTCGTCATGGCTAGCATACAACAATTACTAAAGGCATTTGAAAAGCTAGGAGTAATAGTTAAACCTACTCCTGATCTACAAAAGAATACAGGTAAAGGACTACTAGTTCCTAGACCCAAGGCATTGACTCCTTCTGAAGGACCATTTCCTGAGACTAAGATAGTTAAGCCAACAGAGACTAATGTATTTGTTGATCCTAACCTAAAAAATCTATCTGAAGAGGACTATCTAGCTACACTTGCTAGGGGGCAAGCAGAAATTAATGAACAGACTATAGGTACTTTATCTCCACTTCTTACTGGTAAAACACAGTTTATGGATAAGGGAGTGCCTATTACTGAACAGTTAAGAGATATAGAGAATACATTTCCTGGTACTACAGGAGTTCCTGATCCATCTAATCCTTTTGTGTTGAAGGGTAGGCAAGGTACTACTGGTGCTGGTAGAATACAGACAGATGATCCATTTGCTGATCCACTAGCTACTATTAGAGATAGGATAGCTGAGTTCTCTGTTAAGAATAAAGCACCAGAATTAGCTAGAGGTATGAACTCTACTACTAGTTTCCCACAAGAGAGTGCCTTTGTTAGAAGTAGATTAGCTGGTAAAGGTGCAGAGCCTATAGGTGATAATGACTTTATAAACAATGATGTATTCACTAAGGCTAACAACTCATTAAAAGCATTCATGGATAAGGTTGGGAAAAGTGCAGGAGCTAATCCTTCTATAGCAAGGTCTAGACAGCTTGGTCCTAGCTCACCTAACTATGTAGCACAGTCAGGTTTAGATGCACAGACATTCGGTATACTAAATCCTGGGAAGAGTAGTTTCTTAGATCAGTATCTAGATATATTGGGTCAAAGTAGGTCTGGTCCTCCTAAGACTATGGAAGCATTTGGACAGAGAAATAGGTCACAAGCTCCTACTGATGATATAAAACTACCACAAGATCAAGCTAGTGAATTAGCTGATACACTTGATGATGTAAAGAGTAGGACAGTTAATAGAGAGTCTACTGGTGGTAATGTTGATCTAAGTAAGACGAATAGAAGATCTACTACAATACCAGAAGGTGAGAGAGATACTAGTGTATCCTTTGATAGAATAAAAGATTCTAAAAATACTCCTCCCGGTGTGGGGCCAGATGATACACAGCCCAGTATGCCTACTATAGAAGAGGCAGCAGGAGAGTTGGGTCTTACTGTAGAAGAGGTACTGAATAAACTAGGAATCAAGAAACCAAAGAGACAGGCTAGACCTAAATCTACTGTGAAGAAACTTAATGGACCAGAAGAGGTTACTATAAGTAATAAGTCTAAAGGTAGTAAGGCTACTAAGTTACCTACAGAACCAGTAGAAAGTCAGGAAGTTAAAGGTAAGCTCCTTGAGGCTGATACATTATCACGTATTATTGATGAGCTAAACAGACTGAAAGCTAAATAGATGGCAGAAGAACAAATCCCACAGGAAGTAGAAGACAATATCTCCCGTTCAATTGGTGAGGAAGTCTCTAGGCCTAAGAAGAGACAGCCTACGTACCAAGTACTAGGTGACTCTAAGATACCTGTATCTAGTAAGACAGGAGAGGTCTGGAAAGATAGACTTCGGATGGGCCAGAAAGGTACTGAGTCAGTAGCAGAGGCTTGGTCTGAGGCTATGAGATACTATAACAATGATCAGATGGGTCATCGTCTAGCTAGTGATGATGTATCTGGTAATACTATAGGTAATCAGAGGCTCAATGATAATATCACTCAGTCAGAGAATGTTGTCTTCTCTAATGTCACTACTATGGTCCCTGCACTGTATGCTAGGAATCCAAAGGTAGAGTTCTCTACTGGTAATGAAGCATCTAAAGAACAGGCTACTATGGTAGAGAGGCTAGTAAATGATCTACTAGTCAGGAAGAGTAAGCCAGGTGTGGGACTGAAGAAGAAGGCAAAGAGATGTATTGTTACTACACTACTTACTAATAGATCATGGTTGACTATCAACTGGATTAGTAAGGAAGACAGTAGTGAACAGGCTCTAGTTGATCTACAGAATCTAGCTAAGAAACTAGAGAAGGCTAAGGATGCAAAGGCAATAAGAGAAGTTGAGGGTCAGATCATGGCTCTTGAGGACACTATTGATGCATTGTCTCCCTCTGGTCCTGAAGTGAAGTTTAAATTACCAACTGATGTTGTAGTCGATCCTGCTGCTATGGAGATAGATGGATCAGATGCTCATTGGATGATAGTACTAGACTATCTACCTACTTCATTCCTTAAGGCTAAGTATGCCAACAAGGTAAAGGATGAATACAAGTCTATATTCCAGCCTAGTCATGTTATGAAGTTAGGTGACAAGCTAGGAGATGAGCATGAGGATGTAGACTTCTCTCTGTTCAAGGATGACTCTAAGGCTAAGGACTTTGGGTTCGAAGATGAGACATCCTTTGAGAAGGCACAGATGACTAGAGTTGCCTTTGTCTGGGATAAGGTAACTAGGAGAGTATTACTCTTTAATATGAAGGATTGGAAGTGGCCTATATGGGTATGGGATGATCCACTCAGACTAGATACATTCTTTCCATGTTATCCACTGGTGTTCTTTGAAAGTCCTGCTGGTCCTGTTACTAAGGGAGAAGTCTCTTATTACCTAGATCAGGCAGATGCTATCAATGAGATCAGTGATGAGATGCGGAGAGCTAGAAGGTGGGCTAGAAGGAACATCTTCTTTGATAGTAATAGGATATCACCAGAGGATGCACAGGCAGTACTCAATGG